CCCTGCTCATGCCTTCCAGGCCGATGGCAAGCTGGTCTTTGGCGATGCGAACCGCTTCCAATAATTCAGGGTGAGACTGCACATTACTTCTCCCACTGGCGCTTAAGCCAGCTTATCTGTGTCTCAACCTCAGACTCATTGAAATAAGATTCTTTTCTGCTTTTAGTTTTGAAAAAGCCATTATGATGCTCTTTGTGGTCCGACATGAACTTTCTTGCGTAGTGAGATATCCAGCCATCCGAAACCTTGAACTCTGCTTGCGGGTTGCTATCGCCAAATTCAGTCTCCCAACGTACCCGGTGGAATATTGCTTTAGCGGAATAATATTTTCGCTTCTGCGCTACCTTCAGAGCGTAATGGCAGAACATTTTATAAATGTCTGGGTTTTCTTCATGATATTTTTTAAAGTTTTCGACCGTGTATTTACCTTTCATGGTTATTCCTCCGCTCATTTTCTAAAATAGCCAGCCCTTCGGGCTATAATTCATTCTTCAACTTCATGTATTCACTGTCTTTTTTTACGGTTAACTTAATGCCTTTTTCAATACTCCAAGCCATGTGCGTATCAAGTGCAAACAGCCTGTCACCGATACTTGCCTGAAACTCATCTTTGTTCTTGGTTCTGCTCCATGTCTTACGCTTGCCATTTTCATCTACGCCTAGATACTGGCTTGTGAATAGGTCGTGTGCATCATCTTTCCTGAATTCTCTCTTTCCTACCATTTCACCATTTTTGCGAATATACAAAGGCATTGTAACGCCCTGCCACCTCATAAATTCAGCCGTTTCTCCCATCCACATCATCCAGGTATTGAGCATGGACTGAGTACCCTCTGAAACACCCTCACGCACGCTTAGATCAACAATATCCCCTACCTTGTGCGAGTTATGCTTCCTGACCGCTTCTGCGTCTACACAGCGATACATGAGGGCTTGGCATACTTCAACTTTCATCTTATTTCCTCGCCAAATCATAAATAGACATATCCAGGGCATCGGCAATTTGAATCGCTATGCGCAGCTTAACGTCTTTGCTGTGAATGACCTGGTAAAAACGCTGCGGGGTCATATCCAGCTTTTTAGCCAAATGGCTGTGCTTCATGCCCCTGGCTTCCAGTTCCTGACGCAGCCTTTCTCCAAAATGGTGCATATTGTTCTCCAATTAGAATGGTATATCGTCTTCCATGCTGTCATCAAAAAGCGGCTCCGTCTTGATTTTCGGCCCATCTTCTTTTGCATTTACTGAAAAAGACAGCTTGGGTGCTTTTGGGTTTATTTCATCTCCACGCCATGCTGACACCCAGTATTCCTTGCCTTCCACGTTTAGGCTTCCTGTAAAATCAGGATGCTTTTCTGTGGCCTTCTTTTGGTTTGTCCAAATTGCTCCACGGTTGTTGTTGTCATATTCAGCCATTTTACTTTCCTCATTTGCTTTTGGTTTATTGCGCTAAAAACTCTTGTGCTGATTTTTCAATAAGTGCACAGGCCATCTCAACCTGCTCTGCCAGCTTGTCAATGTACTCTTGGTCGCGCTCCACCCTGACGAGCAACAATTTCATGTCTGGGTGGTAGCAGAGAAAATCGCACCATTCCTTTTCTTCGCCCGTAATCCACATCTGGCCTTGAACTTGGGGGATATATTTTGATGGAAGTACATTGCCAGCGCGTAAATAGCCGACCATCGTGTGCGCCATCGGACACTTGATTTCCAGAAGCCCGTGATTACCCACCAACGCATCTGGGCTTGCTCCGGCCTCCATTGTGTCGTGAAGGCAGAATCCAATATCGTACACATCGTCAGAATCTCTAATCAATTTGTAAGTTTTCATTGCCTCTGGTTCCATATCAGCGCCACGCTGCATGGCTTCTGACACAAATACATTGGCCTGCTTTCCCGTAATTTTCTCGGCAACCAGTTCATCCACATAGCTCATAGCAGAAGCCGATGGCTTGCCTGTTGGAGTAATCAGTTTGTGAAAGCTGGATGCGCTTGGCTTTCCAAGCCTTGCCTGAAACCAGCCTTCGGTTCGCTGTTCAAATTCAGTCACTCGCATTGGTGTTCTCCAGAATTTCTGCTACCAGCTTCCGCATCTTTTGATCAAGAATGCTTATTGCGTTGGCATACTGACCAGAAGTCATTTCGGAGAGTGAGTTGATTTTGAAATGCCGCAAAAACTGGTCATAGTCACTTTCGCTTGAATCAAGCAGTTGGGTCAGATTGTCCACTTGGTCTTCAGTAAGAGGCTTTTTGAGTTCAGCCGCTTCAATCACTGGCAAATCCTCTCCGCTATAGATGTACAGCCCAAGGCCGTGAAGCGCAATGCATTTGACCAAGCATCTCATCTTGGTGTCGCTTATGTCTCTGGAATTGGGGTTGAGAATTGATTGGTTCGAGTAGTTCATTACAGGTAGCCACATTGATCGCGATACTGATTTTTCAGAGTCGGTAGAGCAGACAACAGTGACAGTGCAATGCATTTCCACTGAGCCATCGGGATAGATGGTAGGTTCGCCGTACTCAAAATGACTGCACGGATAGATATCCATCAAAGTTGACCAGGCCCAACTCCAGGAAAGGAAGGACAAACCCCCTTTTTTTTCGATATGCTCGCTTACGTTAATTTCTGAAAGATTGCGCCAGACGGCACTGTGAAAAGGATTGCTGCTCATTTCGATACTCCCGTTATTGAAAAGAATTACAATTATAATCCTAAAAGTTTAAATATGTAAAGCATTATCAGATTTAATTTTTGGCTGGCCACACTGTGAGCAGGACAGCCAGAATAACCAGGACAAGCAGGCAAAACAAAGCCGGTGGCTTGGTGGGAGTAAGTCCAAGATACCGGCTTGAGGCACTACTTTACTTCTAGGGAGAAATGAATAATAATTGGGTTGTCGGTGGTATTGACAGATACCTGAATCCGATTGAGAACAAACAAAAGAAATCAGAACCCGACAAACCGGATTATCCTGAATTTCGTATCAAAACGCAACATATAGTGTTGCATACTCTCAATCGCCACAATATCTGCTACCACTGACCGCCTGACGGGTAAACCAACGGCAGGGCGGTAAACTTGCGTGAATCATGATTGTCCGGGTCTGAACCGACCGCCATTGACAGCCAATGTCAGATGGATAAAGCAGGTTAAGTGGACACAAGGGGATTCTGACGAGCATTGCATGGAATGCTGATCGTTCTGCCAATTGGCAATCATGAGTACAGGCTCAATGAATATCAATGAACTACAGGGGTGTCCCAAAGGTTCAAAAAGATAACTATGCTCAAATTTCACGGGAGTGAATAATGAAAACACCAATATTTGATTTGCTTCCTAGCTTCGTTGACCAGGATGCGTGGGAAGAATTTAAACGCATGCGAAGCCAAGACATGAAAAAACCATTGTCTGAATATGCCGAAAAACTGGCAATGAAAAAACTGACCAAATGGCATGGTGAGGGCTACGATGTAAATGCGATTATTGATGACTCGATTTTCAACAACTGGCAAGGCTTATTTCATGAGCGCCACAAACCTAAATCAAATGGAACTTTTATTGAAAAAGCAACAGACAGGTCGTGGGCAGATGAGGCCGTCATAGTTGAGAACAGACTATTGAAAAGAAATTGATTAAATAATGTACAATGTATGTAAAAAGGTGATAAAAGTAAACATAATGCTTTACTAAGAGGGTGATTCTGATAATATGTTTCACATGGAACGGGCATGAAGCCCTTCCCAATCGGAGAAACAAAATGACTACATTTTTCGTAATAGGCCAGAAGCACGTTAGCAGCAACACAGGTGAGCATGGGTATGGCGATTACCCCGAATCAAAACCTTACATCAGATTACGCGTTGAAGCTGACACAAAAAGAAAGGCTATGAATGCGGCCAAGAAGATCGACTCCAGCTTATACTTTGGTGGAATGTTTGGTCTGGAAGTTCTGGAGACAAAAGAGGTAATAGATCGCCCTTGGATTAATCGCAACGGCTGCACACTACCATTAGGCGGAGCGTAGAATGAACCAAGCCACCAGAAACTCAGACATCAAGAAGCAGGAGCGAAAAGAAATAGCTCTGGCAATCCTCACAGGGATGGCGCTTGCACCAGCGTTTTACGCACTAATATTTATTGTTTTGGCTTTGCAGCCATAAATACGGGAGACTAAAATGAAACTTCAATCAATATTACAAAACAACGTATACAACTGTTTTGACCGTTCGGGCGAGTTTAGCCCAAATGACATAGTGCTTAGGGCAGTCGCTGATTATCTGCTTGAAAACGCTGAACACCCTGAAGAATATTGGGAAGGCGAAACTGAAACCCAAGCTATCAAAAAGGCTTGTAGAACAATGGATTTTGACGATTGCATGGCAATGATTTTATTGGTCAGAAAAGGTGTTTTAGCCCACGCCAAGCAGATAATTGAAGAAGATGAGGGTATGCTGACAGATATGTACTACCGGCAACCAGTAGACACTCACTGATTTCTCCAAGCACAAGGATGTGCGCTCTATGTTAGCAGCTATCCTCTGCTTGGCTGAAGTGATCTATTTTGAATCGAGGAATCAGCCCCAGGCCGGACAGATAGCAGTAGGACACGTAGTAATGAACCGCGTTTTAAGCCAACAATACCCTGACAGCCCCTGCCATGTAACAAGACAAGGTAGATACTGGCTACATATTCCAATCAAACATAAATGCCAATTCAGTTATTACTGTGATGGGCTTAAAGAAACAATCAGAGATAAGCCAGCTTACGGACAAGCAGTAATCAATGCCACGGCAATATATTATCGGTGGATTCCTGACAACACTAACGGCGCAACTCATTACCACGCTGATTACGTCCAACCATCCTGGGCAGTAAAAGACCCCCAAACAATAATAAACAATCACCTTTTCTATCGGCTATAATAGGATTAGTATTGCTTTGTGCAAGAAAATGAAATGTTTACATATCTGGCTCAGCGCAACGCATCGCCTAAAATTGATAAAACAATATTGAGCGCCGAAGTTTTACTTCATACGCAAATATTTCTTTCAAAGGGCGGCAAAATTACTCAGATAGAGAACGGTTTTGGCGCGCTTATTAAATCGCCAAATTTGTTTGGTTCGAAATTTTCTATAAATGGCGCAACCTAATGGCAAAACCTGTAATAGTGTTTACAGAAAAAAATATGAATCGGGAGCTGAGTATAAAAAATAACAAATTCCCCGAACATAAGGTTGTATCTACAGATAGCCTGATTCCTTACGCGATGAATTCGCGCACCCATTCCGAGCATCAAATCGCCCAAATTGCGGCAAGCATAAAAGAATTCGGCTTTCTTAATCCTATTATCGTTGATGGTGAGAATGGCATTATAGCTGGTCATGGTCGCGTTATGGCGGCTCAAAAAATTGGACTTAATGAGTTGCCGGTAGTTGAAGCAAAACACCTGACAGATGCACAAAGGCGTGCTTATGTGATAGCTGATAACAAACTGGCATTGAACGCTGATTGGGATTATGAGTCTTTGCGGCTAGACCTTGAGTCTCTAAAAGACTTTAATTTCAATATAGAGTTAGCAGGATTTAGCGAAGCTGAATTAAGTGAAATACTATTCGATAATGAAAGCGAGTCTGATTTCCCGCATCTTAATGACGGCGAAAAAGAGCCTTACCAGCAAAAGGCATTCGTCCTGCATGATGAGCAAGTCCAGATTGTCGATGATGCCTTAACTTTAGCTAAGACGAATCCCTGCGTTGATACTGGGTTAAATGAAAACACAAATGGAAATGCAATTTCACTGATTTGCGAACAATGGTTAAAGTCGCAAAATGACTAGCGCAAAAGAAATAATCATAAAGCCGATAAAGGCGCAGGCGGCTAATAATCTAGTCAAAAAAATTCACTATAGCGGGACGCACACGCAAAACAGCCAGATTCATTTGGGCGTTTTCTTAAATGACAAACTGGAGGGGGCGATGCAATTTGGCCCTCCAATAGATAGACGCAGAATCTTGCCGCTTGTGAAAGATACTAAATGGCACGACATGATAGAACTTAATCGCATGGCTTTTTCTGATGTTTTGCCAAGAAACAGCGAAAGCAGAGCGCTGGCTATAGCTTTTAGACTGATAAAAAAACATTATCCGAATATTGAGTGGGTGCTTTCTTTCAGTGATGGCTGTCAGTGCGGTGACGGAGCAATATATAGAGCATCAGGTTTTGTGCTAACAGCTATAAAAAAAAATACCAGTATGCTTTTGATGCCAGACGGGACAATAAAGGCGCATAAAACACTAGACAACAATCCGGCACAAAATTCGGGGTGGTGGAAAAAGCATGGCGCAAAACCTTTAGATGGCTATCAATTACGCTATGTCTACTTTATAAAACCGGAAGCAAAAGAAAGATTAACAGTTCCTATTATTCCCTTTAGCAAAATAGACGACATGGGTATAGGGATGTATAAAGGCGTTCAGCGTACAAAAATAGGAGGCACTGAAGTACCCCTTCAGTCTCGGCGGTGCAATTCCGACCTGTGCGCTCCAACTTAATAAGGTGCGATATATGAAAAAAGGTAAACAGGGTGACGGTGGCGGTAGACCACCTGTAGTGTTTTCTCCAGAGGAAATTGCTCAAGTTGAAGCATTGTCTGCTGTTATGTCGAAATATCAAATTGCTGACTTTTTTGGTATAAGCCCTACGACTTTAAGAGAAGTGGAAAACAGACAAAAGGAAGTTTCTGACTCCTATAAAAGAGGAAAAGCAAAAGCTATTGGCGCGATAGGGCAAAGTTTGCTGAAACAGGCGCGCGAAGGC